GATATGTCAAAATTACTGCTCAGGATTAAATCCTTGCCATCGCGCGTCAAATCTTTATTTAAACGGGCTACCTTCGCCAACTTGCTCATGATTTCATTTATACTGTTTACCAGTATTGGTGCGGCAATGATTTTTCTACCTGCCGGGCTGATAGTGGCAGGCATAACGTGTGGTTTTTTCGGCTTCCTATTAGGTCTTGAGTAAATATGGCATGGAATCAATCGAGCAATAAATCGCTCGCAAACGCACAATCCAAGGAGCTTGGACCTGGTGCGCCCATAGCGCAGAACCCAAGTTATGCAGGACGACCTTATAGAGACTCATGGGATGTTGAGCGCGCATACCGCGAAGGCATGCAGAAGGTTACCTGGGTTGCAAGATGCATCGATGCAATCGCTGGGAACCAAGCACGACTCCCAATCATTCTTCGTAAAGACAATTCTCCAGACGGAGAGGTGCTTATTGGAAACAGAGCAAAAAACAACTCTTTGCTTGAAGTCCTAAACACTAAATCAAACGTTGGTGAAAACTCATTTATTTTCCGATACAGAATGTCCGCTCAACTCTTGCTGGGTACACGCGGTGTTTTCATTGAAAAAGTTCGTGGTAGAGACGGAAGAATAATTGGTCTTAACCTTTTGCCTCCTCAATCAACAGCGCCAATTCCAGATGCAAAGAAGTTTGTTTCTGGGTACGAAGTACAAATGCCTTACGGTCAAAAAATCATAATGAAACCAGAGGATGTTTGCTGGATTAGAAGACCTCACCCTCTTGACCCATATTTGTCACTTACGCCTCTTGAGTCGGCTGGTGTTGCAATTGAAATTGAAAATCTTGCAAAGCTGTATAACAGAAACTATCTACTCAACGACGGTAGACCTGGTGGTCTGCTCGTTTTGCGTGGAGAAATCGAAGACGATGACAAGGAAGAATTAAAGAGCAGATTCCGTGGGAACATCGGAAGAGCGGGTCATACGACGGTTATCTCTGCTGACGATGGCGTTGACTATGTGGACACTTCTGCGTCGCCAAGAGACGTTGCGTACGCTCAGATGCGACAGATTACAAAGGAAGAAATCCTTGCATCATTTGGTGTTCCAGAGTCAGTAATTGGAAACGCTGCGGGAAGAACCTTCAGCAATGCAAGCGAAGAAATTCGTGTGTTCTGGATGGAAACAATGCTTCCGCACCTTGAGCCACTTGCTCGCTCATTGGATGAACTTGATGACGAGTACTACGTTGACTTCGATACAAGTGAAGTCCCAATCCTTCAGCTCTATAAGCAAGAGCGTGAAAGATATCTGATGCAGGAGTTCCAAACTGGCCTCATCAGCAACAATGAGTACAGAACAGGCTCAGGAAGAAAAGAAGTTGAAGCCGACCTTGCCGACTCGTTATTGATGAATCCAAACTTGATTCCAATCGCGAACACAAAAAAGAAGATGGAAACCGCTCCGTCAGCAGAGATGGGTGGCGCACCCGGGGTTCCTGGCGCGCCAGTCCCTGGAGCACCAATGCCAGAAGCCCCAATCCCTGGCGCAGAAGGACAGCCACCACTTGACCCAAATACAATGCAAGGTGCATTGGCTCAAGTTGAAGCACCAGTCGCTCCGGCTCCAGACCAGCTAGCACAAAGCACAATCCCACCAGAGGCACTTGCTGCTGTTGCTACCACCGCCGAGCCGATACCGGCTGGAGCGGCATCTGCGCCATCTGGAGAGATGATGTATAAGTCAATCGAGAGTGAGCTGCAGGTAAAAAGCGCAGAGTCACTGACTAGGTGGAATGAGATACTCAACAGAAGTATCGAACGAGTTATTGAGAGACAACAAAGAGTGGTTCTTGAAAAGGCAAGCGGCTCAAAGGCAAAGAAGTCACTGTTTGCTGGGACTCTAGAAATCGACTCCATACTCTCCCCCGAGGTATGGGACAAGCAGATGGACGAGGATATTAGGCCTGTTATTTCTGCGATTATCCAAGACTCGTTTAATATGTATAACGATGGATACGGTCAGAAGTCGGAAAAGAGCATAAATCAGTCGGACCTCAACGCTCAGATTGATTCGCAAATGTCGCGCATAAAGAGTATGAATCTTGAAAACTTTAACCAGGTTTCCTCAATGATGTTTAACTCATTGGCTGTCATGGGTGAAGAGGAGAGAGCAGCATCTTTCCGTGGTGCGCTTGTAAGCATGTATGCGAACCTCATGGCTAAGCAAAGATTTGAAATTGCAGAAGACGAATCGCGAAGAGCGTGGAAGTTTGGTCAGTTCATTTAGGGACTTTCAGTAAAACAACAGATTTCCAAATCGTTTACTGAAACTATTTGATTTTGTACCAATACTTGCTGTGAGCGCGCTCATTGTTACTCTAATATCGTTTGTAACCAAGGAGCGCTATGCCAAACTCTAACTTCGGAAACATTCAGTACAAGGCCTCGAATGGTCTCATCAAACTAGATGAGCTTGAAGGAATTGTTGAATGTTTTGTTTCCGGAATAGGCAACAAAGACTCTGTTGGCGACATTTGCGCTACTGGTGCATTTGCTAAGAGCCTTCAGCGTCGTAAGCCACGTGTTGTATGGGGCCACAACTGGAACGACCCAATTGGTAAGGTCCTTGAAATATACGAAGTCCCTGCTTCCGACCCACGCCTTCCTATGAAGATGAAAATGGCTGGAATTGGCGGATTGTACGCAAAGGTTCAATTCAACCTGCAGTCAGAAAAGGGCAAAGAAGCATTTGCGAACGTGGCTTTCTTTGGCGAAGAGCAAGAGTGGTCAATCGGCTACAAGACTCTTAGAGCGCAGTACGACGACAACCTGCAAGCAAACGTTCTCTACGAAGTAGAACTCTACGAGGTTTCCCCTGTTCTTCACGGCGCGAACCAACTAACTGGAACAATTTCCGTAAAGAGCGATGAAGAGAAGATGCATGGGATGATGCCTATGTCAATAAGCGCTCCATCATCAGAGCCACGACGAGACGGACTGTTTGACGAAGGTGTTTCACAAAGAATAAGTGGACCACAGCTTGCAGGAGTGGTTGCCGAACTTTCACGCCGCGCCGCAGGACCAGTCATGGTTGTTGAAGCGACTGAGAACTCTGTGGTTTTTGTGAAGCCAGGAAAAGGAAAATTCAGAATTGGTTACCACTTCACTGGAAGCGAGTACATGTTTGGCAAGCCAGAATTAATTCACGCAGAACAGGCAAAACCGCCAGTCCAGTCTGGCCCTTCGCCAATGCCTGGGATTATGGGCAAACCGAATAAGCCGTCGACAAATAACCCTGCAATGGCAATGCCTGTAGCAATGAAGCCAGTTAATGGCGGAATGGTCATGGTTCCATTGGCGCCTGTTGAGTACGAAGGTTCTGACAAGAACAAAAAGCCAGAGCTTGGTGCAGAAGAGAGCGAGCTTGCCGAATCGCTTGTTCGTATCGCTCGCAAGTACGGAAAGTTTGACGAAGATGGTGATGGAATTTGGGCTGGATACTATCCTCCGGCAGAAAACAAAGTAAAAGACATTGGCGTTAAGTGCTCAAACTGCGTTCTTTACCAAGGTGAAGGCAAGTGTAAGATTCTTGACTTCAAGGTCGAAGATGAAGCCAAGTGCAGATTCGCAATCATCCCAGATGGTGTTGTAGTCGGCTACGGCAAAAAGCAATACAGCGACATTCTTGATGACGAAGAAATCAAGATGATTGAAGACATCGAGGCTAAGTATCCTGGCGAATTCATCCTTGGAACTTTTAGAAACCTTGTGAAGAAGCGCAGAAAGAAGCGCAAGTCATACAAGACTCTTGAAGAATGGGGCGTAGAGGAAAGCGAGCTGGAAGAGAAGGGTCTTGACCCATTCTTGGCTAATGAATATTCATATGTCATCCCAGTAAATCTTGAAGACGCATTTGAGTTCAAGTCGGTAATTGACCCAGTTCTTGATTACCACAGAATTGACACAACCGTCAACGAGTACGGAATCGTGATTAACTCACCGCTCAGCGAAGAGTCGAAGGATGCTATAACTAGAGCTGCATCTTCCGCTTATGAATTTCTAAAAAAAAAAATAGCTTCTGAGCAAATAGAAGAAAAAGCACTTGGCCGCCGTATCGGTCGTGCGATTGCAAGCCGAGGAATTGACCGACCAAATCTTGGCGGTAAAAGGGGTCGTCGCTCTCGTGGTTCCGGTATAAATCCGCCTCCAGGCTGGGACCCAAGAACAGTCGAAGACGCAAACCTAAATAGCATGGTCGGCGACGGCACGCCATGGGAACAACCCGACCCAACGCCTTCTGGTCCTGGCTCCATCAATTCACCGAAGCCATCAAAGAGGCAGATGAGTCAGCGAGCCGAACTTGCTGATACAGAAAAACTCTCTTCTGGCAAGCGTAATGAGCGTCGCCATGCAGACCGTTCTGCCGACATGGAAAAGCAATTCCCAAATGCTGAAGAAAATCAGAAGCGCGTAGACCACGAAGCAATCGCTAAAGCATGGGATGAGCAGGGTCTTGGCTGGGAAGAAGTTCCACGCTACAACGCAGATAACAATTTAAGTTCTGACTATCTCCGTGGTCGCGAAATCGGAGTCAACCAAGCACGTGTCATGTGGAATGGCGATTCCGTAAGAAAGCGTCCTGAAAAGTTCAACGAGAAGCAAAGAGCTTCCAATGAATACAGCAACTGGTATTCAAGCTACGCAAAATCAGTTAGTGCATATCTTGATGCACACAGCAGAGATGACTCAGACAACTGGGACGGTATTGAGTCGGCGCTGAGAGCAGACGTTAAGTCTAAGTACCCAGATACGCAGGACTGGGCC